GGGGGATATCCCATTATTATTTCTTAGCTGTCTTTTTCTTGACTGCTTTTTTCTTAGTAGCTTTCTTCTTTGTCACTTTAGCTACTGGCTTCACTTCTTCTGGGAAGAAGAACTTTCTAATCATTTCAAACATAATTACCTCTAATAATCGTTGTTGTTACCAATGTTATACTTAGGACATAAGTCCCATTGATTCTTTTCTCTGAAAGGAATAACCTTAATCTGTCTTAGTGGAGCAATATCTTTTGCTTGATTTGGTTCAACTAATTCAATTAGTCCCCAATCACTAAGGAGAGTAGCAATTGTATTCCTTCTCTGCAGATCGTTTTCCATAAGATTAGATGGCTTACCATCTAGTAAGAATAGCTCTTTAAAATGAACTATAAAATATCTACCTTGCTTGTGCAAGATATGACACGATTGAAACAGTGTGTTATCTTTTCTTGATGCTACACCAATTCTCGTAAGAGTTTCTCTAACCTTTAGAAAGTCGTCTGGCTCATTTAAAGTCACTTCCAGCATCATTGCTGGGGACCAATGTTTCACTTCTACATTATTTTCTTCCACCTCTATTCACCTTTGATTTAATACTATTTAACTGTTCACGAGTCAAGACGGATAATGTAGCTTTAGCCTTTTCATTAGAATACCCATAATATGTCTTGACGGCTTCTATGTCCTCTGTTGTATGAGCCTTAGCCCATTTAGAGAAACGTTTCTTCTTACGAACAGTATTTAGTAAAAAATCAAATTGGAGTTTATTGTCCAAATGATGGTGAATATTCATCTCATTAGCCAGACCTACTGTGTCTGGGAAATAAGATAGTGATCGGTTGACCATATAAGGAACATATTGCTTCTCAGCAAGATCGTCAACCATTAAGTCCTTTTTAGATAAGTTGATTGCTGTTACGAACTCAAATGGGTTCATTACTTCCACTCCGCAGATGCCATAAGCTCAGTCATACATGCAACTACATTAAGTTCATGATCAGCAACAAACGCATTCTTATATTGATAATCAGCTAATATAAGAACGACCTGTGGGATGCTATGAGGTTGTAGATAATCATTCATATTATCGTAAATTTTACGGAATATAGCCTGAGGTTCCGTATCAATATTATCGACAACCCACTGACGCATCATCTTAAAGTTTTTATCCTTCAAGAAAGTCATGAGAGATTTGATACTCTCATTAGATAGGTTTACCAGTATCCCTGAATCAATACTACCAGAAACACTATAGCGCTGACATTCATTGAGAACACGGCGGTAATCAGGAAAATATCTATTAACCAATTCCGCCAGTACTGGCTTAGCATAAGTTACTCCTTCCTTGTTAAGGATCTCTGTTGTGCGTTCAAACATTAGAGAAGCAATCGTAGGCTTCTCACCGTTTGGAATAGTAAAGTCATATACACTGCATCGTGAGTGTAATGGTTCAATGATTCTATTCTTGAAGTTACAAGTTAGAACAAATCGGCAGTTATTACTGAACTCCTCAATGAACCCACGGAGAGCGGGTTGGGTTGACTGAGGGTTCAAGTAATCTGCCTCATCAAGGATGACAACTTTGTGTCCACCTTGGAGAGAAACCGAAGATGCAAACTGTTTGATCTTACCTCTTAGAGTGTCAATATTACCTTCTTCGGAACCGTTGATAATGATAAAGTCGAGACCTAACTCATTACACAACGCTTTTGCTACCGTAGTCTTGCCTGTGCCAGCTGTACCACTGAATAGCATGTTGGGCATCTCGCCAGCCTCAAGGATCTTCTCAAAGGTTGTCTTAAGCCCAGTAGGGAGGATTGTGTCCTCAATCTTTTGTGGTCGATACTTCTCGACCCATAGAAATTCATCATTCATCATAAACTAAACCATCTCACTATACCCAATATATCAATTGGGATGAAAAACATATTCTGTATCATCATAGGCCAATCCCTACGAATCGCAAATAAGAATCCCAGGACAATGTGGCCGGAGAGAAAGAGAACGAATGCCCACTTTGTCTCTGGGATGTTCAATGACGCCAATGTTCCAGCTGTGAGGAACAAAGTCGTACCTAACCATTTTACGAGAGTGTCAATATTCACACAAACCCTCGTATGTATCCTCTACCCATTCAAGAGGAATATTAAGACGATTCGCAATATCTTGAAAAGTCTCATTACTAAAGCCGTTCATTACATCTACGACTGCATCTTCAATATCTAAAATCATATTACCCATAACTGACATTATACACTCTCCTTACTTAAAAGTCCACGCTTTTGTTATATTATTTGCTTCACACCAACGAACGAATAAACCTTCCTCACGACCATGAGCTTCGATCTCCCAAGGCTCATCATAGTAATCCATATCACCTACCCACTGACCATTCCAACGCATCTTAGCTGTACGCATTGATTGATATAACTCACCACGAGCATATTGCTTAACATGAACAAGCTCATGAGCAAGAGTAGTTAATAGATCACGAAGTTTAAGACCACGAGCAAGTGTTACAGTAAACTCACGAGGACGATCAGCTCGCTCGCCATCCTCAGCCATACAATAACCATACGCATCTGACTTCTTGATCTCAACTGTGATATCAAGATTCTTCATACGAGGCATCAATTTATTGATAGTGAATTTAGCCAGGCTCTTGATCAGAGTCTCTTGACTTTTTGTTGCACCTGTTACTGTAATGTTCATATCGCTCTCCCAATTGTTCATGTAGCCATTATACCTCAGGTTGACCAAAAGGTCAACGCTGAGCTCCGTTTTTATTTTCTAGCTAGAACAGCGTTAGCATCAAAAACTGAGAAGAAGATTGGCTTAGCAACTTGCTTACCGTTCTCATCTTCAACTTTTTCAGTCTTTGAGAAACGAACTAGAGTAGCGCAAGATTTAAGACCTTTAAGCTTCTTACCAGCAATACCTAGATCACGAGTAGCTTGTTTGAAAGTAACAACAGCATCAACACCAGCAGCCATTAGAGTAGCAGCGTTTGAACCAGTGTATTCTCTTTTAGTAACATAATTAATCATTTCGTTC